CTGGACGCAGCGAAGTAGGGGGCGAAGGCGGAGGTGGTAAACGTAGGCGAGGTCCCGAAAACCAGCGCGCCCGAGCCCGTCTCGTCGGTGACCGCCGCCGCGAGGTTCGCGCTCGACGGCGTAGCGAGCCACGTCCCGACGCCGGTGCCGAGCCCGGTGATGCCGGCGACGGCCACCGCGCTCGCCGTCGCCGCGTTGCCCGTGAACGCGCCGGCCTTGTCGATGCAACTCAGGTTGCTGTTGTCCTCCTGGTCGAACCTCACCAGGCACGCGGTCTGCGCCGCGCCGAAGCGCCGGAACGTCGCCGTCGGCGTGTCGTCGGGAGGCTGAACGGTCACGTTTCGGAGCGACGGCTGCAGCGTGAAGCTGCCGAGGTCGGCGCTCACCAGCGCGCGCGCGGTCGGCACCGCAGCGCCGCCGCTCGTCGGCCCGGCGAGGAACGTGTTCGCGGAGGCCGCGGCAAAGTCGAACGAGAGCGCCGGCGTGGTGGTAGCCGTCGCCCAGGAGGCCGAGAAGAGTGAGCCGATCGTGCCGTTACCGACCGAGGTCACCGTTCCCGAGCCGCCGCCGCCTACGGTTTTCGGCTGCCCGTTCGACCCGCATAGGTTCAGCTGTCCCGTCGTGTCGGCGTCCGAGTCCACCAGCAGGGTGAACGGCGTGCAGGTCGAGGGCAGGGTCACGTAGTCCTGCACCCAGGTAAGGCCGGCCGGAGGCCCCCAGGCTCGAGGTCCCGAGACCCACTGAGCGGCCGCCTGGTGGGATGCGAGGACGACCAGGAGCGCGAGCAGCGACCTCTTCATGTCTGGCGGCCTCCTCTGGAAGTGCCGGATCAGGATAGCACCGTGGGCCGCGACCGCGGTGCCGCGCCGCGCCAAGCGCTCTTAGTCCTTGCACTTTCGGCAGCGCGGCGCAAGATTGGATAGCGATGAACACGCAAGAACTAACCGTGAAGGCTAAGGCTAACGCGACGGCTCCGCGAGAGGTGGCCGGCGAGGCGCGCGTGACCGCCAAGGAAGAGCGCGCCTATCGCGAGGGGCAGCGGGCGCTCCTCGGGACGATTGCCAGACTTCACCTGACGCTCGTTCCTCCTGACCCCGAGCTTGGGCTGGATGTCTGGATCGCCGCGCCCATGGAGTTGCACACGATGATCGAAGACCCCAGCAAGCCGGAGTGCATCGGGGTGCTCGACGGCCACTACGACGTAGCACTAGCCGGCTACGGTGCGACCGCCGAGGAGGCCGTCGCGATGGCCGCAGAGAAGGCGCTCACCGCCAGCCCGCGCAGCTGACGGATTACCGTTAGGCCGCGACCGCGGCCCGCACGGTCCTCACCCGCCGGGCCGCTTGCCTTTCGGCACGATCGGGCGCCCCGTCCGCGGGTCGCGCCGCACCGGCTGAGGCGTCGGGTCAGGCACCGAGCGCCAGCCCGCCGAGCTTCCGGCGTTGCGTCTTCGACATCAGGAGGAGCTTCTCGGCAAGCATCCGGCAGTCTTCGTGACCACGCTCGGCGGCGAGGTCTACACGCGCACGGACCGACTCATCCCTGACGTTCCCGTTCTCTAGCACGTTGTGTAGACAGCACGCGCCGCCGCGCGCTGCGTAGATGGTGCGGACCAGCGGGAGCACCTCGGGCACGGTGAGGCGCTCGCTCATGGCAGCGCCTCGGCGACGGCCCGGGCGATCAGTTCTTGGCCGCGCCGATCCGGGTGCATCGTCCGGGTGAACAGCCGAGGCGACCGGTCCAACTCCTGCCGCAGATCGACGACCCGCGCCCCGGCCCGCCGCGCACCTTTTAGGAAGGGCTCAGCCGGCGCCGTGGCGCTCCCCGGGTGCCCGAGAGCCAGCGCTACCCACGGCACGCCCAGGCGCCCCACGCGGGCCGCCAAGAGGCGCGAGACGGCAGCGGCGTCCTCGCCGCTGGGCGCAGGCCGCCAGCCCGCAGCGCGCCGCCCCAGGCGCAGCAGCTCCAGCGGACGCGGCACCGGCACGCCGCGAAGGTCGCCGGAGGCGGTGAACCAGGGCTTCGCGTCCGCACGCTCCCGCAGCCCGCAGCGGTCGGCGTCGTCCGGGATGAACGCCACGATCAGCAGCGACGGGTGCAGCCGCGCCACCAGATCCTCGGCGCGCAGCACCGCCTGGTCGAGGCCGTAGCCGCCCACGCCGCCGTTGATGACCGGCCGCCCGATCAGGCGCTCGAGCTGCGCCGGCCACGTCTCTTGGTCTAGAACGTCGGTGCCGAACGTGAAGCTATCGCCGACGGCGAGGACGGGCGCCACCAGCCCGTTGCTGCGCCAGCCGTCGGGCGTGATCGTGACCGTCGTGCCGTCCGATCGGCCGACGAAGCCAGGACGCGGCGACCAGCCGAGCCGCGCGTCGTACCTGTAGCTCGGATCGTTGCGGAGGCCCTGCGTTGCCCGAAGCGCGCCCTCAGCGAGCGCGAGCGTGAGAAGACCCACGCCGAGAGCCACGGCTCGCCCGATCCAGCGGTGCGACACGTGGCTGACCGGCCATCCTCGCCCCCTCCCAGCGGGCAGCGCGAAGTCTACGCCGATGGCGCTCAGCGGTTACCCCTGCTCACGGCATCCCGTAGAGAGTGAACACCGATCCGGTGGCGAAGTTGGTCCCGTCGGTGCAGATGTCGATTCGGCTGACGGCCGCCGTGGACTTCCATCGGAAGTTCGCGACGGTCTCTGTTTCGGTCGGCGTGGCGGTAGTTGTGCCAGCGCCGTGAAAGATGACCGTCTTGAAACCAGACGTGGACGTGTAGTTGTTGATGGAGAAGATGCCGTCGGAAAAGTAGTTCGCCGTGGTCGAGGCCGCGGGAATCTCCGCGATGATGATTCCGCCGCTGCACCCGTTCCCGTTGGCCCCGGTGAGCACCGTTCCGCCCGATGTGATGTACCTGCCGCCTGTATAGTTGCCGCTCGTCGTGTCGTTGTTGAGCCTCACCGCTATGAGCTGGGAATTGGCGGTCTTCGTGTCTCGTGCGGACCAACGAACCTCCAGGTTGGTGAATGCCGCCGAGATCGACGTGAAGGACACCGCGCCGGTGGTGCCGTCGGCCACGTACTGCGCGATGCGGCCACCCACGGTCGAACTTTCGGTCGCCGTGACGGTTTTTCCGGCCGTCACCGAGAGCCCGGTCACGGTGGCCGCGTTGCCGCTGATGGCCCCGACGATCGTGCTGCTGAAGGTCTTCGCGCCCGCGATCGTCTGCGCGCCGGTCGTGATGACGCCGCGCGCCGCCGCCCCGGCATCCGGCACGTGGACTGTGATCGTGTTGGTCGTCGTCGCGACGTTGACGTCAGAACCGGTGGTGCCCGCCGCGATCGTGATCGCCGGGCCGCCCTCGCCGTTGATGCTCGCGAGCGCCCCCGCTCCGCCGGCATCCCCCTGAAGCACGAACGTTAGGCCGGAGCCGCAGCCGTAACCCTGGAGCCCGTCAGTGCACCCGCTCGTACAAAAGTACGTCTCGCCCGCAGTGCACGAGCCGGGCATCGACGCGAGAGACCCGGACTTGTTCGGCTTCGTGCTGGTCTTGCCGGTGAGGTCGATCGTGGCCGCGAGGCCAACGGTCGGCGCGCCGCTGACGCCGTCGCCGTTCGTGACCGCGATCTCGTTCGACGTCCCCGCGATCGTCCGCGGCACGTAGGTGGCCGCTCCGATGCGCGCCAGCATGCCCGTGGTCGAGAGCGCCGCCAGCGCGTCGAGGTCTGCGTCGCTCGCCTGGTACGCGCCCGGCGCGCCGAGGGAGAGCGGCCTACAGGAGCCCGCCACCTCGCGGACGGTCGTCCCGGTGCCCTGGAAGGCGAGCGAGCAAACACCGGCGCCGACGCCCGTCGCGTAGGCCGAGACGCTGGTGAAGCCGGTCGAAAACGTGAGTGTGCGGCTGGTGCCGGTCTGCGTGACGAACACGTAGAACGTGCGCAGGCCTGGATTGCTGACGGTGATCGTCTCGTCCTGACCCGGCGTCAGCAGGAAGATAGAGCCGAGAGAGGCGTCGATCCCCACGCTCGCGCCCGGCGTCAACGTGACCCGGCGCGGCGTGAACTGCGCCGAGGCCGAAGTCGTGAAGAGGGCCGAGCCAAGTGCAGCCGCGAGGCAGAAGGCGCGAGCGATGGTCTTCATGCATTCCCTCATTCGTAGGCGACCGGAACGCAGACGAACGTCACGCCGAGCCCGGCCGCGCTCGTGTCGCTCGTCGCCGTGTCGCAGTCGATGGATAGGACGTCGTCGTCGCGAAGCCGCGTGATCTCGGGCATCGCGTTGGAGCTGCCGCGCGAGCCGGCGGCGACGGTCGGGCGCGACTCCACGGAGCCGGCCTGGTTCGGGAAGATCGTGGCGGAGGTGCCGGCGCGCTTGCGGTTGATGTCGAGCACGGTGATGCCGGTGCCGCCGCTTGCGTCCTCGATCGTGAAGCGGATGCGGTCGATCGCGAGGCTCCGTCCCGCCTGCCGTTTCATCCCGGCGAGTGGACCCGTCGTTTCCGTGCCGTCGAAGAACAGCGCGATCTCGCGCTCCATGTCGGAAAGGAACAGCCTGCGATCCTCGATGCTCGTGATGACACCGCCCGCCGTCGTCGCGTAGGCGATCGGGATGTCCCCCTTCGCGGGCGGCACGAAAGTCGTCGTCAGGTAGAGCCCGCCGGAGGTGCGCCACACGTACCGGCTCGTGTCGTCGGGGAGCGTGATCTGCGAGACATCGAGGCTCCGCGCGGTAAGTCCGCCGTTCATCGCCCACCCGCGGCCGACCGTTAGGACCAGCGTGCCGTCGGCGTCGTAGGGTTTGAAGCGGGCCGGCGTCGCCCTGACCGTGATCGCGGCGTTCGTGATGACCGAGCCGCCCGCACCGTAGGCCACGCGAACGACCGCGGCCACCGAGTGCGAGGCCGGCACCGCGGGCGGCACGGCCAACCCGCTCGTCGCGCGGTTGCCCTTGGTCCCGGTGTACGTCGTCGTGCCCCAGCCGTGCGTGACGAGGAGGACGTACTCCTGCCCGCTGCCGAGCGCGCCATCGGCGGCGGTCTGGTTACCGCTGAGCGTGCCGGGGGGAATCCAGTACGGCACGCCGCGCTCGAGGAACCAGCTCCACCCGATGTTGATCACGTCGTCCGGCGTGCCGCTCTCGGTGACGGTCGGCGGGTCGATCCACTCGGTGAATGACCGATGCCCCGCACCGGTCAGGATGCCGTAGAACGCCTTAGCGATGCCGACCGTGAGCGTGGTGCTCGCCTCGTCGTGGATCTGGCGCAGCGCGAACTCGACCGTCTCGCTCGCGAGCCCCTCGCCCTGCGGCACCACCCACTTGATGGAGAGGTAGCGCGCGCAGGCGGCGGGGATCGAATCGACTTCCAGCCGCGCGCCGGGCGAGAGCCGCGTCCACTCGCTCTCGTTCGCAAAGAACGAGGCATCGCCCGTGCTATCGCAGGACGACATCTCTTTCGCCCAGAGCCATCCCTCATCAAGAGCATCGAGCCCGCTCGACTTGTAGTTGCCGAGCGCGTCCTTCACCACATCGTAGATGGAGAGCGGACCGGTCTCCGCGCCGCCGACGCTTGCGGTGTTCCAGAGGTGTAGCTCGGTCTCTGCTGTCTCGTCGCCGGTCTGGAGCGGAGTGCCGGACGTGCCGGGCGAGAAGGTGAGTCCGGTTGCAAGGGTGACGTCGTCGGAAAGATAGAAGGCTGCCGCGCTCACTCAGATCACCCCTCTCATGCGTAGATCACGCGCACGTACCGACCCGCCGTGTCGGGATCGTCACCTGAACCATCTGACGCGCCCTCGCCGTGTGGGCTCGCCGCGTAGTTCAGCGTCACCGTATCGAGTAGCACCAGCTCGCCGCCTTGATAGGCGACGTGACCGATCACCGGGCTCGCATCGAGGCACACCCACCAGGTCCCGTCAGCATCGGGCGTGATATGCACGAGGCTCTCGCGCCAGGCTGACGTGATCGCGTTTGTGCCAGAGCCGAGCGCCGTGAAGCCGTTTGCCGCGTAGATCGCGCGAAGCACCGTCCCGGCGCCGCTCTTGGCAAAGACCAGGGCCCCATTGGCAGCGCGCACGGTCAACACGTCCTCGACGTATCCCTGCCAGTAGCGACCAGCGTCCGGCGTATCGAGGTAGGCGACCGGGAACTCGGCGCAGAGCAGGAGGCCATCCGTGGACGCCGCTACCTGATCCAGGTATCCGATGTCATTCAGTAGGCACGACACGGCTGGGTTGCCGTAGAAAATCTGCCACATGGCGGCCCCGCTGAGGCCTGGCACCACGAGTGCGGGGCGCACGACAAAGCCGGACCCAAACGTCAGGATGTGGTCTGACGAGTCCTCGTTGATCACATAGAAAGACCCGCTCGGCGAGCCGGTTACGGTGATGGTCACGTCGCTGGCGATCCGCAGCAGCTCGCCGCTGCCCACAACCGGCGTCGTGGCGTCCATGAAGTTTCGCACGACTGCCGGCGACATGGCACCGCCGCCGCCCTGGGGCTGACGCACGCCTCCGAACACATCCGTATTGCAGCGGTATCTCTGGCCGCGCTCGTTTGGCGGAATCACCAGCGGCGTAAGGGCAGCGAATCCAGCGCCGAACGTGACCGTATAGGCGACCGAATCCTCGTTGTAGAACTGAATCGACTTGGTCCCGCTAGACACCGTGGAGCACGTCAGCGTCCGGTCTCCGACGAGCCTCAGCAGTCCGTCCGTCGTGGCGTCCCAATCCGGCGTCGTCTCGTCTAGCACCTGAGTGGGGGCCGGGCCGATCTGCCGCGCGCTTGTCCACTGGCTGCCCATAAATCCACAGTTTCCCGTGAATGCATCGGCCGCGGCCGTAGACGAGTCGCCCGACTTGTACCACCCCTCGGTGAGGTCGATCGTGTGCGGGCTGAAGCCACCCGTCAGCTCGCGCGTGATGTCCGCCTGCAGCGTCGTGGTGCCGTGTGAGCCGTGGAGCGTCTTTGGCTCCGGCTGGATATCCCGGCTGATCGGGAAGTCGATCACCGACCACTTCCGGTCGGTGTAGGGGAACTCGTATTCGGCGCGGGTAGGCGTGCCGCTGCCGCCGAGTAGGGCACCGTCCGCGCCGAAGCGATCGCCGAAGTTGTCGACGAACATGCGCACTGCCGCCGCCGGAGCCACCACGGGAGGAATCGGCCCGGCGCGCACGGTCTCACCGCCGATGCGCGCCGAACTCGGCGAGATGCCCGATCCGTTGGACCACATCCCGCGCGAGCGCCCGTCCGACACGATCGCGAGCCCGCCACCGCTGCGGCTGACGAGCACAGGCACGCCCTTCAGCGGCCCCGTACAGGTCTTGCCGTTGAGCACGTTGAACTGCGGCCTGCCGTCGTCGCCCGTCGTCATCAGCGCCATCTGGAGGTCCGTTACCTGGCGCGTCTTCGCGTCGATCGTCCGCCGCACCTCGCGCACGAAGCCCTCGATGCCGGTCGAGCTCCACGGCGAGAGCGTCACGCGACCACCTGCATCGTGTCGTGCGGCACCGCGTGGCAGCGCCGCGAGAGGTTCGTCACGGGGCCGATCACGTTGACCACGGCCACCAGCGGGCCGGTCTCAGCCGTCGTCATCCCGTACACGGTGTTGGCTGTCGAGACGCCGTCACCGGGCCGCAGCGTCGGAACGATGAGCCCCTCGTGCGCGATGAGCCGCGCGAACTGCCAGCGGATGCGCCGCATCGCGACAGCCGCCACCTCGTCCTCGTCTTCGAGGTAGGCCAAGAACGCGTTCCGAGGCCGCGCCCGGAATGCGAGGCCGGTGACCTCGAGCGTGCGGACGAATACGTCTTGCACGTACTGCGGAGTCGGCGTCTCGCCAGCGCCCTGCCCCGTGGCCGTCGGCGGTACCGGGAGCATCGGCGGAGTGCCGAGTCCGCCTGTCAGCGTCTTGATATCCCACTCCGCGCGTGACGGCGGCTGCGTGACGACCTGCGGGTTGATTACCTGCGTGCCCGGCGGTGAGTCGTCGGTGAAGACGGTGAACGGGTAGTCCTTCGGGAGCGTGTCGTAGACGGTGGTGAAGAGCGAGTAAGCGACGTCACCGCCGGCCGCAAGCTGCCACGACTCGACCTCGCGCTCGGCGGTGCGGAATTGATCGCTCCTCACGATGTTGGTCCCGATCGAACCGACGCCGCCAGCCTTGATGCGGATGACGACCCAGCGCTCCTTAAAGGAAACCCGCCGAGTCGATACGAGTTGCCCGTCGTCCTGCTCTACGAGCCAGACCGTTGAGTCGCGCGCGATCGTCTGCCAGCTGGCCGATGCGACCGACCTGTAACCGTCGCCCCATGCGAAGTTTGGGGCGTCGTTGCCGAATGGTGCGTAGTAGGCAGACTCCACGCGAGTGGCTAGCTCCAGGAACCGCTCGCCGTACGTGAACGTCTCGACGATGCGGCTGGTGGCGAGAATTACGGCAGCGGTGGTGGTGTAGTAGCCGCCGCTCGCCCACTGCGTGCCGGTGTCGATGCTCGCCGGCACGCCGCCGACCTCCTCGACCGTGGTTGTGCGGCTGAGCAGCACGTCCGACAGCCAGCCGCTAGCGAGTGCGTAGTAGTCCGAGGAGACGGTGACGCGGCGGCGCAGCTGAAACACCGTAGGACCGGGGATGACGCCGTCGCGTGCGAACGTCTCCATCTCTGCGGTGATTCGTCGCGTCTCGACTCCACCGACGAGCGTCACCAGCGTCCGCACCTCGGTCCTGTTGCCGTCGCTGTCGATGGAGCCCGCCGACGAGGTGCGCGTGACGACGGGGGGAGGCGGCGCGGGCTCGCCCCCCGGCTGCGGCGCCACCGCGGCGATGATCTCGCGCGGAATGCCGCTGCCGCTGATCGTCCACTGAGTGATCGGGTCGCTCGGCGGCTCCTCCTTGAAGACGTTGTAGGAGACCTTATCGTCCTCGCTGAACGTGAACCGTGATCCGTTCCAGTAGACCGCCTCCGGCACCAGCTCGATAACGTTGACCTCCGTTGCATGTGCCCGCGCGACCCAGCCCTCGGCCTCGCAGAACTCGGAGAGCACGGCGCCGAATGTCGTGCCGTTGATCTCCTGTGCCTTCTGACAGCGCTTGCCCGGCCCGCCGCGAATCTCGAGGTCCGCATAGTCGGCCGATGCCGCCAGAAGGAGCAGCAACTCGACGCGCGTGTATCCGCGCAGGCTGCCGTTCTCCGGCATCGCCTCAAGCGAGAGGCAGACGTCGGACGAGAGGAGGTCAGCGAACCACGAGCGGACCTGCACGGTCGCCGTGGGGATCAGCGAGCCTTCGCTGGGCGACGGCTTGCAGAGTCCGGTGAGCGCGCGCCACGTGTACGGGTAACCCCCCGGCCCCATCCGCATGTCGATCGTGACGGCCTGTTCCTCGCCCGAGATCGACGCGGCGTCTCTGTAGGCGAGCCGGTCGTCCGAGAGCGTGAAGCGCGCCGTCTCGATCACGACGTTCGGTGACTCGCTGTTCCCGAGCGCCTCGAGCGTGGCCGTCGTCTCGACGTCGCCGATGACGGAGTCAGTGAAGTCGGTCCCGCCGATGGTGACCACGAAACCGCTGTAGCGCACGGGCTCGGCGTAGACACCGAGGCCCGAACCGGCGTAGGCCATCTGGCGCGTCCGCGAGACGTAGAGCGTCCCGTCCGCCTGCCCGGAGTTGGAGCCGTCGATGACGACAGCGCCCGTGCAACTCGGCGTCGGGGACGGGTGCTCGATGACGAGCGCGCCGGAGGCCGCAAACGAGTCAGGCACCGACCGCGTCCTCAAGCACGATGTCGCGCTGCTCTGTGTTCGCGTTGTCCTGAGAGATGGCGAGCCCCGGGGCGTCCACGACGTAACACAGGAAAAGCGGCGTCCATCGAACGCAGACGCGCTGGCCGTCAGTGGCCGCTGGCGTAGTGCTGAACTCCACCGTTCCGTGCGCGGTCACGCTCCCTGTGTCAACCGTGACCGTAGCCGCCGTACCGTTCACGGTCGCCGAGGTGGTGAACGTGGCGTCCAGCGGGCTCGGCCAGTAGGCTGCGCCGAGGAAGTCCGGGAAGGGACGCGAGGGCAGGCGCAGCGTGACGCCGGTCCGCTTAGTCCAGACGCCCGCCGTCTCCTTCCACCGGCAGACGTCCACGGCGGACGGCCACTTCCTGAGCTTCTGGATCTTGCGGTAGACCTCGGAGGTCTGACCGGCCTTGCTGAAGCGGATGCGCATGGAGCCCTCGGACGCCACGACGTGGGGCAACCCCGACTGGCCGTATGACGGTCTGAGGAAGACCTTGCCGCCGGACGCCATCTTCAGGATCGCGACGCTCTGCTTTGGGTCATCCTTGATCAGCGAGATCGGCACGCGCAGCACCTCAGAGTCGAAGAGGAGAAGCGCGCTGGACTTCTGCCCGGGCGCGGTGGACCTCATTGCACGCGCCCCAGCTGATAGGTCATGTTCGCGAGGGTGTTGCGGGTGGGGGAAAGAGCGGTGCCGACGGAGCCGCCAGCGCTGGTCAGCGCGCCGGAGATGCGGTCGGCATCCTTCTCGATTTGGTCGGCGCTCTTCGAGACAACGCCCATCCAGTTGACGAACGTGTTGCCCATCGACACACCGGCCTCCTCGACGCGCCCCGCCATCCGTTCGGCCTCGGCGCCGGTGCGGTCCATGTCGCCCCAGACCGCCAGCCACCGGTCATGCCCGCTCAGCGTGTTCAGCAGCCCGACGACCGCGGTGGTCGCGCCGGCGGCCCCGTGCTGCAGGATGTTGAAGAAGTCCTGCGCCTTGACGCCGGCGCTGTTCATCGACGCCATCGGGCCGGAGAGGAGCTCCAGCAGCGCGGCCGTGAACTGCTCCTCGGTGATCTTCGCTTCCTTGAGCCGCGTGATCATGATTCCGATGATCGGCTGGAACTCCGGCCCCATCTGGTAGGCGAGCTTGGCCATCGCCTGGGCCTGCTCGGCCGTGATGGTGGCCGCTTCCTTCTGCGAAGGGATCCACTGCTCGTAGGCCGTCGTCGCCAGGTGCTGCATCGCGCCGGAGAGGGCGCGGCTGCGCTCCTCCGCGAGGCCAGCCTGGACATTCACGTCATTGAGGCGGTGCGCCAGTATTCCGCTCGCGTCCCCGGCGGCACGAATGGACTCGTTCATCTTCTTGACCGCCTCGTCGTAGCGGTCGGCCCACTGCGCGTCGGTCTCGCCCTTGCCGCGAGACATCCCCTGTACCTTCGCCTTCGCGGCGTCCGCGTCGGACTGGAGCCCCGTCAGGTTCTCGCGGGTCTTCGAGATGGCTTGATGCAGCGCCCAGTTTTCCGGGTCCTCCCCCGCGCTGTTGCGGCCCATGCTGCCGCTCATCGCATCGGTCAGCGGCTTCAGCGCGCGCTCGGCTTTCGCCGCAGCTCCGGCCCACGCGGCGGCCCAGCCGTCGGCAGCAGCTATGCCGCTGCGCGTCGAGCTTTCAATCTGCTTCAGGATGTCGAGGACGCTGCCGAGGGACGGACCGATGGTGCCGCCAGCCTTCTTGACCGCGGCCTCCCAGGCGTGAATCTTGTCGGCGTTCGCCTGGATCCACGTCGCGTCCTCGATGAGGTTCCCGGTCAGGTGCGTCTTCAGCTCGTTCGCGAACCCCTCGGAGGCTGTCTGCGCTTCCTGAAGAGACTGGACGAGCGGGATGGAGACGTCGCGCATGGCCGCCAGCACCCGGTTGGAGTGCTCGACGCTCTCGGCATGGGTCCGCGCGATCTCCACCGCCTTCATCTGGGTGGCGTTGAGCTCCCCCAGCCCGGCGTTGGTGGAGCGCATGATGCGTTCCTCGTCGGCCAGCTTCGTCTTTCGCTCTTCGACCGCAGCGGCGAGTGGGCCGAGGGCGGCGCGCTCCTTCGTCAGCGCGGCCACGCGCCGGTCGGACTCTTCGACGGCGCTCTGGGTGGCGCGCCCCTGCGCGGCCTCGCGCCCGCCGAGCGCCGCCACGAGCTCCGCCTCCTTCTTGATCTCGAGGTCGATGGCGCCCTGGCGCGCGCGGACGGCCACCTGCTCCTGTGCGATCGCCTTCGCCTGCGTGTCGACGTAGTGCTGCTCCTCCTCGGAGAGGACGCCGAACTGGCTCGCCGTCTGGCCGATGGTTTCCCCGAGGTGCGTCAGCGCGGCGGCGTGCCTGGTGGCGAAGCCGACGAGGTCGCCGGAGGCCGCCGCCTCCTTGATCCCCTTCATCAGGGCGTCGACGCCGATCACGGCAGCCTTGGCCGGCGCGTCGAGGTCGAGGATCGCGGCCTTGGCCTCCTGCAGCTTGCTGATCCACTTCACGAGGGAGTCCGGGAGCTCCTCGCCCCTGGCGCGGTAGGACTGCGCGACCTTGTTCAGGATCTCCTCGTTCGCCAGCAGCGAGGCGTTCCCGTCAGCCACGCCGCGAGCGAACTGCCCGGTGAAGACCGCGCCGAGTTGGGTGACGGCCGCGCTGAGCTGGTTCGCGCTTGGCACACCGGTCTGCGCGATCTGCCCGAGCGCCGTGCTCATCACGCCGAGGGTTCCGGTGACCCGCCCGGTAGACGCCTGCAGCAGGTCGTAGTTCCGGATCGTCTCCTCGGTGGTCTTGCCCTGCTCCATCAGGCCGCGGGCGACCGCGCGGCCGGCGGCCTCGAGCTTGATGCTCTCGTTCGTCTGGCGGTTCATCGCCTTCTGGACGTTGTCCGTGGCCTGCTCGAGCCCGACGCCCTGCTCCCACGCTTCCCGGAAGACCTTCGGGAGGTTGGCCGCGTCCACCTGCGTGATGGCTGACCCGACGCCGGCGAGCGCCTTTCCAAGTTGTTCCCCAACCATCGCCGCGGCCTGGATGCCTGCGGCCGCGCCAAACATCCCGAGCCCGACCTTGCCGATGCTCGAGGCGGTCTTGGAGGAGGAGTCGGCGAGCAGCCCCATCATCCCCTGCGCGCTGCTGGCACGAGCGGCGAGGGTCTCGACCGACTGCGCGGCGAGGCCGCTCTGGGTGCGGATGTCGCCGGAAGCGTCCCGGTACTGGCCGGCCGTGACGGTGGCGCGCCGGATCGACTCCGACGCCTTGTCCATGGTCGCGCGCAGGCCGGCGTCGATCGCGGTCCCGGTCCGCTTCGCCTCCGCCTCGAGCTGCTCGAGGAGCACCTGCAGGTTGGCGATGCCGGTGCGGAGCTGCCGCGGCTCCGCCTTGTCGAGCAGCTCGAGCGCGCGCGTCGCCTGCGCGGCCAGCTGCTGGAAGCGGGTCAGTCCCTCCGGCGGCTTGATCCGCTCGAAGTTCTGTTCGACCCGCGACGCCTGAGCTGCCAGGTCGTTGAGCCCCTGCGCCATCGGCCGGAGGTCCACCCCGGAGGCGAAGGCCTTCTGCTGAGCGACGGCGAGCCCGGTCATCGCGTCGCGCACCCGGGCGTAGCCGGCCGCCAGGGCGTCAGGACCCTTGTTGCTGGCCTCGGCGGCGGAGAGGTCGAGGAGCGCCGCCGTGAGGGTCTTGGCGGCCGCCATGAGCTCCGCCTCGGCCTTGGCCGCGCCGAGCGTCTTCCGCTCGGTCTCGGCCATCGTCTCGCCGAGCTTCCGGCCGACCTGGTCGACGCCGGAGAGGCCGCCCTCGGCCTGGTCCCCGGCGGTCTCCGCGCTCCGCCCGATCCGCTCCTCGGCCGCGGCGACGCTCTCGAGCTTCGCCTGTGCGGCCTCGGCACCCTCGACGCCGACGAGGAGCCGGGCTTCCCTGTCTCCTGCGCCGGCCATCAGCTAGCCGCTGCCCTTCAGTAGAAGTCCCAGAGCCGGTCGGTGGTGTGCGTCTCCGTCCAGACGTCCTTCGTGACGTCGGTCGGCTGGTAGGCCATCAGCTCCATGTCCTCGGTCATCACGCCGCGCCCGGGCATCGTCCGGCCGGGGCTCTTGGCGGAGCCCATCTCCGGGATGGCCCACACGCTGCCGCGGCGGAAGGTCGAGACGGTTCCGGGCTGGGGCTTGATCAGCCCGCCGCGCACCGCGAGGTTGACCACGAGCCGGCCGTTCCGCTGCACCAGGTCCTGGAACTCGCGCGAGACGTAGCGGCGCTTCAGGCTGAGCTTCAGCATCGCCAGGTCGGTGCGGTCCACGTCGTGCGGCATGAGGCTGAAGGAGTCGAGCTCCTCGGCCACCTTCGACGGGTAGGTGATCTCCAGCGTGCCGCTCTGGTGGCGGAGCACGGTGGTGGCCGCCACGGCGCCGTAGAGGAGCCTGAGGTTGGCCGACCCGAGGCGAGGCTCGATCTCCTGCGGCAGCGTCCGGGGGACGGCCGCCATCTTCGTCGGAAGCAGGAAAATGTCGTCGAGGTCGAGCAGGCGGCAGTCGCCGTCGAAGTGGATCGCGAAGGGCAGCCGGTACTCGGCCAGCCCCGGCTCGTCTTCCTGGCAGTCCGCCCCGTACGCGAGGCCGTCCTGGTCGAGGACCTCGACGTAATGCGCGTCGTCGCCGTCGCCCTGGATGTGGTAGCCGGTGGTGGTGTCGTAGGTGAAGGTCTGCTCGTTGTCGTAGGCGGACCCGGTGCCGGTCTTGAAGCTGACGCCGAAGGTGCCGCCGCTCGGCGCGGTGGTGATCTTGCCGTAGACGGCGTCGGTGTCCCGCGAGGCGTCGACGCGGTAGGCGCGGGTCACCGGTCGGTACTTGTTCCAGTAGGTTCCGGTGCCGGAGACGTACGTGCCCCAGCCGACGCGCGAGGCGCCCATCGCCTCGACGGCCATCGTGAACTTGTTCACCACGCCGTTCTCGAAGTCGATCTTCCTGGACTTGACGATGTAGGCGAGGCCGAGGTCGGAGCCGAGACCGGTGACGCCGTCGTAGCGGACGCCTGAGAAGCTGCGCGGATCCGCGATCGCGGTGGACGGCAGGATCTCGTAGATGCGGGTGGGCTCGTCGACGACCGCCGGCAGCGCGACGCGGGCGCCGCCGAGGACGCCGTAGACGGCCGGCTTCCCGAGCTGGTTCGTGGCCGCCAGCGCCTGGACGCCGGCGCGCATGTCCGTCTCGACGTTGCCGTTGATCTCCCACGGCTTCGGGACGTAGGCCGCGGGCCCGACGTTCCCGCGCAGCTCCGGCGTGGCGTCGGAGGCGCCCATCGCCGCCGGCGTGAAGCTCCTGCACCAGATGCCGCGCATCCCGAGCTCCGCGCCGACCTGCGAGGCGCCGGCGTTCGGCGTGCGGCCGTAGTCCGGGGCGGCCACGTCGTCGCTGAAGAGGTTCGACCAGGAGACGAATTCGGCGGTGTCGTTGAGCGTGTGGCCGGTGGTGGCGCCCCAGGTGACGGAGATCCCGTCGCTCATCAGCTGGGCCGCGCCGGTCATGCTGATCTCGGCGGACCACGCGCCGCCGTTCTTCCGCCACTTGAACTTGTCGGTGCCGGCCGCGGTCGAGACGATCACGTCGAACTGCGCGTCGGTTCCGACCCCGGTGTATGTGCCGGAGAAGGTCACGTCGTTCAGCCCGGTCATCCCGGAGGTGTCGGCGCCGAAGTACTTCCCGTGGAAGACGCGGCCGACGTAGCCCTTGGTCACGCCGGCGTCGTCGGAGGCGTAGAAGCGGACCTCCGCCACCCGCGTGTCGCTCGGGTTCGTGAAGGTCACGGTGGCCTTCTGCGTGGCGAGCGTCAGCGGCGCGGAGCCGGCGGAGGTGGCGGACAGGCGGCCGTCCTCCGTCATCACCTCGACGTAGTGGATGCGGTCACCGGTGATGGTGCCGGCGGCGCCGGTCGCCGACGTCGGGGCTGACGGCGTCGCGAGCGTCTCGGGTCTGGCGGCGGCGCGCCCCACCCCGACGATGTACTCGCCGGTGGCGTCGACGAGGGGGCGGTCCGGAAGGACCGCGAACAGAAACCCGTTTCCGGTGGCGGCTCGGCTCATTCCTGGACCTCCTCATCTGCTGCGTGCGCGTCTGCGTCGGTCGGCTGCCCCTCGGCGTACGCCGGCTCGGCGGGTGCGGGTTCGGGCTGGGCGGCGGAAGTCGGCGTCCTGATCTCGCCGAGCGAGGCGTCGAGCTGCGCGCGGCGGGCGTTCTGCGCCGCCTCGATGCGCCGCGCCAGCTTCAGGATCTCCGTGCTGACCAGGAGCTGCTCGAGAACGTCGTCGCCCTGCTCGATCTCGGAGATGAGCGCCATGACGTCGCGCGCGGTGGGCTTGGCGGCACCGAGGCCGGCCCGCGTCAGGCCGCGCCTCACTTCCTCGCGCACGATGCGCTCGGCGTCGATCGCCATCTAGCCCTCAGCCTCCGCTTTCGCTTGCGCCGCTCTCGGCATCGAAGATCACCGAGTAGGATACAGCCACGCGCATCACCCTCTGGTTCCGCGCGTCCGAGACGTTCTCCGGCGAGCGCTCGACCGTCACGACGTCATCGGCCACGCCGGCGGGGTTCCCGGCCTGCAGGATGCGGTCGCTCTCGAGCACCGCCGCGATCCTGCGGTAGAGGTCCATCGTCAGGCCGCGGCGCGGGTAGAGCTCGTGGCCGAGGCGGGTGTCTGGCAGGTCATCCACCCAGGGACCGGCGAAGGCGGCCAGTACCGGCTGCGCGTAGCGGGCCGAGGTCAGCCCGGCAGGCGTGCGCCAGAGGCGGAAACCGAGGTCCCCGGTGAGGACCGGCGGAAGCGGCACGGAGGCCTTCTGATCGGCCAGCGTGACCGGCGCGGAGAGCGGCGAGGCGTAAGACTCGCCGGAGGCGCGGACGCGAGTCCACGACCAGCGCCAAACCCCGGTGAGGCCGGGCCCGGCGGCCGCCGTGACCGCGGGCGCGGCCGGGACGGTGATGCTCGGGTCCGGCGCGTCGCCCTGCCGCGGCAGGAAGACGTAGATGTTGACCTTCGGCTTCGCCTCGATCTCTCCGCCGAGGCCGCCCTGCTCCCCCCCGCTGACCGGCACGACCACCACCTGGAAGGGGCCGAAGGGGAGCACCGCCTCGTCTGACTCGCGCGCGAGGATGTTCGAGGCGCTGAAGAACGGCACCAGGTAGGTGCTGTCGCCGGCGAGGACGTCGCGCACCCGCGGCGCGAGCTCGGCGTCCCAGGAGGGCGGGAAGCTCACGATCCATTCTCCGGGCAGCACTCGATCCGGTGCGTGGCGAAGTGGACGGCGGTGGAGCTGAGCTCGGCGAAGAGCAGCATGTAGGGCGTAGCGTCGCTCAGCGACTCGAAGCGCGCCGTCTCCCCCGTGGCGAGCGTCGCGCATCCCACGAGCCCGGTGATCTCACCGCGCTCGGCGTCCGCCAGCATCCGCTCGAGGAGCGCCACGATGGACGGGTTCTCCATGCGGACCACGCTCATGAGCGCGCCCTCCGCCATGACGGATCCCCGTTCAAGACCCAGTCGTAGAGGCTCTCTTCTAGGCTGTCCCAGTCCGCGTCCGAGAGCCACATGAAGCGGCGCTCCTTCTGGCCGATGCCGAGGTCGTGCGCGGGACCGTAGACGGCTGGGTCTGCAGCTCCGCCGCCGGACAGGGGCGAGCCGAAGCCGGGCGGCGCAGCGCCAGGGAAGGCCGCCACCTCGCGGTCGCCGACCTCGAAGCCGATCGACTCCTTCAGGTAGCCCCAGAAGGTGAGAATCGGCTGCTGGACGTAGCGCTCCTTGAAGGCCGCGTAGGCCGGCGCGAGGTCCGGCCACGGGCCGAAGGGGCCCTCCTGGTTCCGGAAGTGCTCGTGCACCGCGTCCATGATGCCGAGCCCGACCTCGGCGAGCCAGGGCCGCGGGTGCGCGATCCGGTCTGCCATGTCCGTCAGGACGGTCGGCAGGTAGTTCCGCTTGACGTAGATGGTGACCTTCACGAGCTGAAGCTCCTCGGCGAGGCGAGGACGTTCCAGAGGATCACCGTCTCGGACGTGGCCTCCTGCGTCGGCTCCTCGATCATCCGGACGAACCAGGCGCGGTTGATCGGAGCGAAGTAGTTCAGCAGGTCGTGCTGGCCGGAGAGGAGCTCCACGAGGCGCCAGGCGACGCGGTCGATCACCTGCGGGTAGACCACCGCGGTCTCGCCGCCCTGGCCGGCGCCGGGCCAGCGGATGCGCTCGGTGACGCTGTAGCGGCCGTTGGCGAGCGCCGTCATCCCGAGGCTGCCGGACTCGCTGCGCGCCTGGATGCGCGAGGTCAGGACGCCAGCCGGGTACGGGGAGCCGACCCGGTCGAAGCTGATCGCGGCCTCCTTCAGGACCGGGTCCGTCAGCGCCAGCCGGCGGCGCTGCTCGGCGAGCGCGAGCTCCACCAGCTTCACCGGCCGCTCCTCTGCGGGATCATGGACTCGACGGTCACCGACGGCTTGATCTCGAGGCGCCCCTTCCCGCGCACGCGGAGGCTGACCCGGATCGGGATCCAGTCCGGCGGCGGCTGCTGCAGCGCCTGCGCGAGCTGGCGGCCGACCGCGTCGAGGTGGTCCAGCGTCAGGTCGACGTCGTCCTCCTTCGCGCGCTGCTTCCCCTTCCGGACTGCGTCGCCGATTCGCGCCGGCGGGCCACCGCGGGGGACGCCGCGGAAGGGCGCCACCACGCGGCACCGGCACCGCGGCCGCGGGTTCTCGAGCGGGAAGCGCGAGCAAAGGAGCCGGCTGTCGCGCGGGAGCCCCTCCACCTGCCAGTCGGAGACCGGGAGGATGAAGTCGTGCCGCGCGAGGCAGGAGCCGGAGAAGTTCGCCGGGAGCGGCACGCCGCTCGCCGAGTCGTAGCCGGCGGCGTCCTCGTCGCAGACGCTCTCGTCCATCACCGTCACCCACTGGAGGAGCTTCGGCAGCCGCCCGCCGGTCAGGCCGGAGGATTCCGAGACGGCGTCCACGACGTCGTCGGAGGCGGTCCGGCTGACGCCCTGCCCCCGCAGCAGGTCGATGAAAGCCTGGGTGTCCTCGGCGTCCGCCAGCGCCTGCGCGTCCTGGGTGGCCACCTCCACGTTGATCCGCGAGGAGGTGTCCCCCACGAACTGCCGCGCCGAGGCGGCGAAGGCCGACGCGAGCGCCTCCTTGACCGACGCCTGCAGCCCTGTCGTCAGCGCCTGCTCGGCGGTGAAGCCCTCGCGCTCGAGGCGCTGCAGCTGGGTCCGGATCGAGTCCCGCCGTGTCCGCATGGCGGACAGCGCAGGGGCGGCGACGTCGTCCGCGGCCTGCGCAACGGCGCGCCGGACCGCCTCCTCGGTCGGCTCAGGCATCCCGGCGAGGACGGCGAGGTTGGCGGCCTCCTGCCGGATCTCCTCCCCGAACTCGTTCCAGAGGACCAGCAGGAGGGAGGCGACCGCAAGCTCGAGCTCCGCGTCGTCGGCGTCGAGGAACTCCCGGACGTCGAGCGTCCGCGCGACCGCCCGACCGATCTTGTCGGCCATCGCCTGCGCGTACGCCTGGTGCTCGGCCTCGGCCGAGACGACGTCCTGCGCGGTCGCCATCGGTCAGACCTGCAGGAAGGCGTAGCCGGCGCGGCCGCGCTGCTCGTTGATGGCGCGCGAGTCGGCGGCGAGGAGGTCGCGCAGCGAGTCGATGATCGCCTGCGCGGTCGCCTGGTCGTTCGCCTTGCGGATTGCCGCGCCGTACTCGGAGTCGGCCAGGGCGCGGGTCAGCGCCTCGTGCCGCATCGCCTGGTAGCGGCGCTCCGTCGGCGCGATGCCCTCGGAGATCCAGCGGCCGTGCTTCTCCTCGACCACCGCGGCGATCTCCTGGACGTCCTGATCGGTGAGCCACTGCCGGCCGGTGGCGCGGTTGTAGGTGGAGCGGAAGAACCCCTCGGCCTGCACCTGGGCGTTGTCGGAGACGTTCCCGAGGAGGGCCGGCGCGATCGCCAGGGCGGCCTCGCCGCCGGCCACGGTGACGTCGGCCGTGACGTGGTAGCGGCCGGGCATCCCGGTGGCGTGGGTGATCACCAGCGCGGTCCGGGCGAGGACGGTCCCGGCGTTCAGGCCGTCGATCGTGATGGAGACGGCGCCGGCCGAAGCGGCGCCCTTCACGAGAGGCGTCCCGCCGAACTCCGTCCGCTGCTGGACCTCATCCTGAAACCAGCGTCGGCGGAACTCGAGCAGCTCGGCCGCGCTGAGGAGAGAAGAGGGGCGGGCCACTTAGACCCGCCCCCCCGAGAACGACGAGATGGCGATGGCCGCGGTCTCCTACGGGGCCTCTTCGGGCACCCGCTCGTAGCCGAGGAAGGCCGCGAGGTTGGTGATGGCGCCGGTCGAGGCGCCGGTGAGTGCGCGCAGGGTGTAGCCCGTTCCGGCGGGCCAGACGTCGGTCGTCAGGTCGCTGGCGAGGGATCCGGCGAGCAGCGTGTCGACGAGCTGGCGGTCAGAGGCGGCCTCGGAGAGCTTGACGGTCGCCGAGAGGATGGTGGCCGCGGCGGCGTTCGCCGTCGGGATCCCGGCGCCGAGCGTGCTGTCCGCGAGGTTGTCGAGGTACGTGGTGGTCGTGTTGTCGGCGACCGTGTCCAGGAGCAGGAGCGCGGTCCCGGCCGCGGCGGTGCGATAGATTTTCCGGCCGGTCGTCCCGGTCGGCCCGAGCGGGAGCGTCAGTCGGACCTTGCCGTTGACGCTCTTGTCAGCCACGGTGACGGTGACGGTGGCGAGCCCCGTGGTCGAGCCGGCCGCGTTGTAGAAGACAACGCTGTACTTGTGCGCGCCGTCGTCGACGTTGCCGGCGACGGCCGGCGACTCGAGTGCCGCGGCGAGCGTGCCGTCAGCCGGCGGCGGCAGGTGGCGGTAGCAGTCCACCGCCGGGTCCGTCCCGCCGGAGATCGGCACGATGCCGGTGGCGGTCACGTGGAAGGACCGGATGCGGTGCTTGAACGGGACGACGATGCCTGCGCCCTGCACGCTGGTGAGCGCGGCGCCGGCGGTGACCGAGCGCGGGGAGAAGTAGAGCGTGCCCGGAAGGCAGCCGAACCCGTTCCCCTGGTTCTGCAGGTAGAAGTCCCCGCCAGGACCGAACTGGATCTTCATGCTGAGAGCCCTCCTTTCGCTTTCGGCTTCAGGCTCGCGGCCTTACGCCGTGGCGAGGGAGGCGTTGGTGTAGATCGCGACTCCGCCGTACTCCTTCGGGTCGGAGCCGTAGGCGGCAGCCCAGTTCGACGCGGTGGCGAGCGCGGCCGGGAGCGGGCCCTGCGCGTTGACGGTGCCGGTCCACTTCACGCCCTTGAAGTGCGGCGAGAAGCTGACCTCCGGGGTGTAGAGCCGCTGCGGGATGCGCGCCTCCACGCCCTCGGTGATCTCGACCTCGCGCTGCATGGCGAGGTTCAGCGCGCCCTTGGCCAGGCCGATCGTGGCGAACTTCCGGAACTCGCCGGTGCCGGTGTAGGGGACGTTGTCGGAGATGATCACCGGGCGGCCGGCGTAGGTGGCGCGGACCACCTCGACGGTCTCGCTCGAGCCGGGGAAGATCGGCTCCATCGCGCGGGTCTCCTGCGCGAAGCCGTTGCCCTCGAGCGCCGCGTCCACCCAGACCAGCGAGTGCATGATCCAGAGCGCGATGCGGCCCATGTTGTCGCCCATCTTCGCCAGGCCGGCGTAGGCGACGCCATAGGAGAAGTTCTTCTTCGGGTTGGCGGCGGTGCCGATGTTGTGCGTGTTGGTCAGGCGGAGGATGCCGTCGGTCGGGTTGAAGACGCTGGCCAGAACGGAGCCCAGCGAAGCGTCCATCTCCCGGGTCCAGTAGTCGCCCTGCGCCTCCTGGACCAGGCGCATCACCAGCGCCTCGTCGCCGGCCGCGAGCGCGGCCTTCAGGTTGCCGGCGATCGCGAACGACTTTTTCCGGCGGCAGACCACCGCGACGTCGGTGTTGTCCGTGAACCCCTTGACGTCGGACGCGGTGACGCCGTCGTTCGCCTCGGAGGCCTCGGTGAAGCGCTCGAAGCGCGGGACGGTGATGGTGCTGCCGCCCATGTTGACGGCGTACCGCGGGTCGGCCGTGGCCGCGCCGCTCTTGACGTAGGGCGACTTCCAGGTGGAGGCCGCCAGGATGTATGAGGCGATGTTCTGCGGGAGTCCTTCGATTCCCGCGAGGGTCAGGGCGCTGTCGGGCACTTACGTGCTCCTTTCGTGTCTTGAGCCGGCGGCCCTCAGCGCCTCGAGAGGCGTGCGAGCCGGGCGTCGAAGTCCGCGCTCAGGCGGGCCACGAGCTCCGGATCTGCCTCGCGCAGCGCGCGCTGGTCCTCCGGCGAGAGCATGAGGTATGCCTCCTGCGTCTGGACGCCGTCGTGCCGCTGGGCCCGGGTCGGCGACCCGGTGGGCGGCGGCTGGGCGGCGGGCGGAGTCGGAGGCGGCGGCGTCGCGGGGGATCCTTGGCGCCTGGTGAGGAAGCCCTTGCTCTCGACCAGCGAGATGAACTCGTCCGTCACGCCGCCACTGGCGGCCGCGGCGAGCTCCGGGTCCTCGTAGACGGCTGCGACGACCAGCGCCGGCTTGTTCCCCAGGAAGCGGAGGTCCGGCGACGTGGCGACCTTCTCGAGCAGCCCGATGCGCAGCTGTTCGCGGTCCCTCTTCGCCTTCTCCTCGGCGGTCCTGCGGTCGGCCTTCTGCTGGCGCGCCTTGGCGATCAGCTCGTCCGGGTCGGCCTGGTCGGCGGCGGGGTCGTCGTCCGCCAGCTCGCGCGCGAGCTTCACCCTGACCTCGCGCTCCTGCGCCCGCTCCTCGCGGGCCTTCTTCGCGTCGGCCTTGATGTCCTCGTGGCTCTTCCGGAGGCGCGCGATCTCCTCGTTCTGCTCCACCACGACGCGCTCGAGCGGGCTCCGCTCGCCGCCGGCCGGCACTGCCGGGGCGGGAGTCGGCGCCGGCGCGGGAGGCGCGGGCGGATCCTGCGGGGTGGGGGCCGGGACGTTCTGGTCTTCAGGCACCTTGAGACTCCTGCCGCTCGCCGCTCGCCGGCACCGCCGGCCGCGTCACTCGCGGGTTGGGCCAGGCGCCGGCATCGGGGGAGGCTGAGCCTGGCTGCTGCTGCGGATGGAGGCATCTCCCACCTGCGTGCCGAGGCTCGCCACCGACGCGCCTCCGCCGAAGATCCGGGAGCGCCCGGGTGATCCGGTCGCCGCGGCGCTCGCCTGGTCGCGCAGCCCCGCCTCGTAGGCGGAGACCATCTTCTCCAGGTCCGCGTCGCTCATGTACGGGTTCCACTCTCGGGCAAGTGTACGCCGGTCGCCGAGGCCGTTCGCGATCCGCTGGACGTCGACCGTCAGCTTCTCGACGGTCGGCGTGGCGTACGGCACCATCGGGATCGTCACTGACGGCTTGACGTCTTCCGGGAAGCGCTCCGTCTCGTCCTGGTGGTAGAAGTTCCAGGAAACGGCAATCAGGCGCACGAGCTCCTCGACGGATCCCTGCTGCGTCGCCACCGCCTGCTCGAAGTGCTCGCGCAGGCTCTGCGCCTCGACGAAGAGGCTGATGCCGCTGATCGGGTCCTTCCTGAACCGCATGCTGCCGGGCGGCATTCCGAAGATCGTCGCGCCGCGCTCCGCCCACTCCTTCGACTCGTCGGAGAAGTAGCGCAGCGTCTCGACGTCGCCCGGGTCGATCACCTCGGCGCTCGGCGTCTCCTCGCCCGGCAGCCCGGGGTCCGGGCCCACCCAGCAGACGCCCGGGTCGGCTGGCAGGGACGGCTCCGTTCCGTCGCTTCCCCGCCAGTTGCCGCCCTTCAGCAGAACGACCCTGAAGGCCGCGTAGTGCTCGCGGTAGGCCAGCTGCGTCAGGAGCTTGTTCACGTTGTCCTGCACGCCGATCAGGTCTTCCTGGCCGTCCTCGGTGATGTAGCCCCACGTCGGGTCATCGGTGCGGAACGCCACGAACGGCACCAGCGAGAGGTCGGTCTTCGGGTCGATCACCGGCGCCGGCTGCCAGCCCTTCGGCGGGTCCCAGTCGATCTCGTCGCCGGGCGCGGCCTTCTGCGTCCAGACCTTCCCGGTGGCGAGCTTGTCCGGTCTCGTGACCGCGCCGGTGCCGTCGCGCCGCTCCTTCGCCATCCGCATCCGCTCGCGCGCGTTGCCGGTGAAGTCCCACACCTGGTAGGTGTGGAGCTCCTCGTCGACCAGGATGCGGTACACGTCCGGCTCGGTCCAGCAGAGGTTCTCGCGCATCCACGCCACGTCGAGGGTGTGCGCGGAGAAGAGCGAGAGCTGGATCCGCTCGCGCATCTCGTCGTAGGCGACGTGCGCGGTGCAGGTCTTCAGGATCTCCGTCCAGCGGCCGACCCTCCAAAGGAAGGGCGCGAGGCGTGCCCCGCCCTCGCCGGCGACGCGGTTCCAGAGGTCATTCTTCTCCGTCGACTTCCAGTCCACCAGGAGCGGCCGGCGTCCGAGGACGGTGAGCGTCTTCGCGAAGAGCCGGACCACGTTCCACGTCCGCGCGAGCGCCTTGTAGCGCTTCTTCAGGACCGGGTTCGTGATCATCCGGTCGAGGTACTCCTGCACGAACGTGGTCTGGTTCCCGAGGAGGTAGGAGATCAGGCGTTCGGCGTCTTTCGCCTGCGCCTCGACGTGGTCTTCGCCAAGCCTGGCGGCAGCGGTGAGGATCGCCGGGAGCGTCGGGTCGTACGGCGCGATCGGGCTCGGAAGCGCCGCCACGTCAGGGCCTCGGGACCCGCGCGTCGGGGACGGCCAGGAGCGCCTCCTGCGCGGCCTGGTCGCCGACCCAGGTCGAGAGGCCGACGTCGTCCATGCTGGCGGTCGACTCGTCCGGGGCGTAGCCGACGGCGTCGAGCCGGCCGGCCTCGAAGCGGATGCGGAACGGCGCGCCGCGGAGGACCGGGAAGGAGTACAGGCCGCTACCGTCCGCCCAGACCGCGCGCGTCCTGCCGGAGACCAGCGCGCCGCCCTCGGGGCGGTTGGCCACGCCTGCGAGCTGCGTCACCAGGAGCACCGCGTAGGGCGCGGCCGCGCCGCCGGCGTAGGCCGTGCCGGTCACGGTGCAGAAGTCGGGGGCGCTCATCGGCTGCGCCCATCGCTCGTCCGGGAGTAGCCCTTCTTCAGCACTCGGGCGCGCTCCCTTCTCGGCCTAGTAGTTCGCCGTCGCCGCTCCGGCGGCCGTCATGGTGAAGGCGCAGACGTTCGAGCTGCTCGTGTCGCAGCTCACCGCCGCGCCGCTCGCGGTCCACGTGGCGAACCCGCCCGCGGTGGCGGTGAGCTCGACGCTCGCCCCCTCCAGGACCTGGTAGACGCACGGCGCGGCGGCCGCGTCGCAGGCGGCGCCCGGGACGGCATCCACCGTGATCGCGATGCTCTTCCCGGTGCCGTTCGTGAAGTCCAGCGTCAGCGCGTGGAGCACCGGCGTGGCGGTCGGGGTCGGGGTGTTCGTAGGCGTGGAGGTGGCGGTCGGGGTGTCGGTGGCGGTCGGCGTCGCCGTCGGGGTGTTCGTCACCGTCGGCGTGTTCGTCGAGGTCGGCGTCGCCGTCGAGCCGAGCACGATCCGGCAAAGGTGGCCGGCGACGACGACGCTCACGAGCTTGCCGGCCCCTTCGTGTTCGACGTGGATGCGGTAGTTCGCCGCCTCCCGGGCCAGTCCCTCGCAGGACCCGCCGGCTGGGATCGCCGCGCCGCACAGGTTCGTCCAGGTGGTCCCGTTGAGTGTGAACTGCGGCATCACGGTCGTACTCCCGGTGTAGTCGCCGGCCGTCTGGACGGTGATCGCCGCGCCGCTCATGCTCATGCCCTGCGGCGCGATCGTGAAGGAGCGGGACTCGGCGCTGTAGGTCAGCCCGGAGAAGAGCGGGACCACCTCGGAGTCGGCCGTCGCCATGCTCGATAGGTCCCGGCAGCCGCTGTCCTTGACCGCCGTGCTGATGACCAGGCCGACCAGGATCATCGCCGCGCAGGCCGCGAGGGATCGGCCGGCGAGTCCGCTGTCACGCATGCGAGCCTCCGGGGGACCGCCGGGCGCGCCGCGTGGCGATCGCTGTCCCGGCCGTCCGCTTTTTGCTGGTCACCGCCGGATCAGGATAGCACCAGCGCCGGGCGCGTCCGGCTCGCGCGCTGGCGCCACGGTTCGGGCGGCACGTCGGCGACGCGCAGCGCGTCCCAGCACGTGATGCCCCGGAAGCCGTCCGCGAACTCCACCGTGAGCGGGTACGGGATCCGCCGGTGCTCGCGATCGGCGCGCTTTCGCAGGCACACCAGTTCGCACGCCTGGCCGACGCGCTCTGGGTAGAGCTCCGGCCCGTCGCCGCACGTCCCGACGTAGATCCGGCGCGGCCGGCGCCTGAAGAACACCGGCGGCTTCTCGATGGTGTCGCAGAGCGGCCCGTCGAGGAAGCGCGCCATCTTCCGCGCTTACGCCATCGGCGGCTGAGGGAGCCGCTCCTCTGGTGAACCCTGTGTCCAGCGGACGCGGGACTCCGGGCTCGGCGCGAGGCGGCGCGCCGTGGTCAACTCGGCCACCAGCGTCGCAATGCTGGGCGCGATCACGAAGTCGTCGTGGAGCTTCGCGTGCCAAGCCTCGAAGGTCAGCATCTTTCCGGCCTTGGCGACGTTGGACCGGAAGCCCTTGAACTGCTCGGCGATCATCGGCGTGAGGGTTAATCGCTCGGCGAAGCGGAGCCGCGGGAGGCGCTCGCCCCACGGCCACGTCACCGGCTGGAGCGCCCGCTGCGCGACCGCCACCAGATCCGTCTTGCTGACGTGGAGCCAGCCGTCGTGCGCGGAGAGTTTCCCGCTCGGCGTGATCACCACCGGGTAGACCCAGCGGCCGCCGGGAGGGAAGGCCCAGGCGCGCGCCTCGACGAACATCTGGACGATGGGCCGGCCGACGCCGGTGCCGTCGAGCGCGAAGACCGTCCTGCCGTAGAGCGGCGCGCGCCGGAGCACGTCGCAGACGTGGCGCACCAGCCACGGGTAGGTCTGGTGCTGATGCCTCTCCGCGTAGATGAGTTCGAAGCGGAGCGGGAGGGAGCGCCCATCGACCACGACCGGCTCGAAGACCTCCTCGACGACCAGCGCCGAGTCGTCGCCGACCTGGCCGAGGTCGAGGCCGGCGACGAAGAGGCGGTCGCGCTCCTCCGCGATCGGGACGGTGACGCCGACGCGAGCCGTGTACCCGGGGACCGGCTCGCGTCGGGGGACGAGGAGGCGCTTCCGCGTGCTCGGCGGCATCAGCCGGCCGAGGGCTGTCTCCAGGTGCTGGGCGCGTCACCCTCGAGCGCGGCGGGGACCCAGACGGTGATCCACCGCGGACCGTCGAGGATGGCGTGGCCCTTGATGCTGCCGCTCAGGTGGCCGGCGCCGGAGACGATCAGCGGGACGAGGTCGCCCGCGACGTGCTCCGTCGAGTTGCTGCGCGGGTAGCGGTCGTGGAGGTCCTTCGCCGTCAGGCAGTAGGCCACCACGGCGCCGACGGGGAGCGACGGGACGGACGCCTCCTCGGCGGCGGCCTCCTGCTCGGTCTCCTCGGCTTCGGCTTCCTGCGCTGCGGCCCGGCTCTTCTTCGTCGTCATCGCATCACCTCCGGTGCTTACCGGGCTCATTATCACCCCCGGCCAGTCCTTCACCAGAGCGTCGTCGTCCCGCCGGTCGACTGCGGCGGGAGACCGCTGCCGTCGCTCGAGGCGTTCCCGTCTCCGACTCCCAGCTGCGCGGAGAGGCGCGTCCAGGTCGGGTCATCCCACAGCGGGTGCACGTCCAGCGACCGCGCGAGGTCCACGTGCTCGGCCAGGAAGAGGGCACCCTGCGGCTGGTGGAAGACGTTCATGAACTCCTGCTCGTACCAGAATTCACCCATCGTCTCCCGGGCGACCTCGAGGTACGGCCGACCGTCGTCGGCGGTCATGTTCGAGAGCGCGGCGGAGTCGGGCCCCGTCACGTTGATCGGGACCCAGCCGGCGCCGCGGCGCTCCTGGTTCGTGGCGACCTGCCAGAAATAGCCGCGCGCGCCGAACGCGGAGGACCCCATGCGGATGATTCCGCCGGAGCGCGCGAGCATCGGGAGGAGCGATGGCACCAGCGCGTCGTGCGCGAAGGCCGCCTCGTCGAGCCAGACGCTGTCCACCGAGGAGAGGCCGCGGATGTTTGCCGGCTTGTGGCCGGACCGGATCACGATGCGGCTGCCGTTCTTCGCGCGGGTCGACCGCTTCTTGTGGTCCTTCGGATCGACGAGGACGTGCCAGAGACCGAGGTTGGTCAGGAGCTCGCGGATGCGCTCGTGGATCTCCTCGGCCTGCACGAGGATCGGCGCCACCACCACGATCAGCTTGCGCGGCTGCAGGAGGCGGTGCAGCGGGCCGACAGAGAACACGGTCGTTTTTCCCGTTTGTCTCGCGGCCGTGATCACGACCCGCGGCGCCTTGCTGTCGAGCGCCTCCTCCTGCCAGTCCTCCGGCGGGTAGCCCGCCGAGCGCGCGAGGAAGGAGGGCGGGCGCGCCGCCAGCTCGGCGATCGGGACGTGCGGCCGGTGCGCGTCCTCCTCGGCCGGTCTGGGCGCCAGGAGCGCGCGGACGTCCTGATCGAGAAAGAGCCCGGCGATCAGCTCCTCCTCGCGGCGGCGGGCGGCGCTCGCCACCTGCGCGGCCCTTAGTTCGCCGGCCCGTCCTCCGGGACAGGCGGGGCGGCGGCCGGGAGCTGCGCGGCGGCTGCGGCGGCCACGACGTGGGGCGCGAAGGCCTTGGCCACGGCCAAGCGCGCGGCGGCGAACTCGGGGCCGGAGAGCGCCGAGAAGAGCCGGGAGCGCAGCGCGTGGAGGTCATTCTCGGTTACGGCTTCGGCCGGCTGGAGGTCGAGGCCCATCAGGCGGCGGAGGCTCTCGTCGAACCGAAGGAAGCGCCGGTCGTCGTCCTCGGTCGGCTCACGCCACGAGACGCTGAGGATGTCCCCCTTCGCGTTCCTGGTGTAGACGAACCCGCAGGCCCGCGCGTAGGCGTCGTCGAGGAGCCGCTCGAGCCGCATCCTGGAGACGTGGCGAAGGTGCTGCGCGTCGTCCTCGCGGAGCTTCTCGGCGCGACGGAGCCGGCGCTGGATGTCGCGGCACACGCCCGGCTTCGCGTACGTCGGATCTGCCAACCCCTCCTCGATCAGCCTGGCCGCGATCTCGTCGAGAGACGACCTTTCGAGCCGGATCTGCACCGCGCGGTTCTCGCGCAACTCGCGGCGGACCTTGTCGGCGGAGGTCTTGGAGCCCTTTCCCACGTTGTTCACGGCGTTTCTGCGCTCATGGGTTGCACGCCGCCCATTCTCTCACTCCCCCTCTTGGATAGACCGGGGCCATCCCTACGTGAAGGGTATCCGCCGCCCGTTGGGCCCTTTGGGGCAGAGGTCTTACCTGGAGTGCAGCTGGCGGGTGGTGGACGGCTCGCGCCGCTTCACATCCGACCGGGACGTCGGCCCCGATGCAAGATCCGCCGACAGGACGGCGTGCGGGTGACCCGCAAGTACTTGCCCGTTGCCCGGGTTTGCGCTACGCTCCGAAGCCGTCGAGAAGGGCCAGCCGCCGTTCTGTCTGACTTCGCCTCTGAGCCCTCGGGACCCCCCGGGGGCTCTTCGTTTCTCGTCGCTTGGCTGTTGATGACGCGGTCGCTTCGCGATCGATCCTCCGAGCCGCGGTGACGAGGCGCGGGCAGCCGGCCAGCCCGAGCGAGGGGCTGGTCCGGTTTGGTGTACCTGCGCTGGGGTCACAAGGGAGGATGGTACACCTCGCGCGGACCGGCCCCTCGGACTCAGGAAGCGGCCTCCTCCGGCTCGTCCTCTTCCGGCTCGTCGGCCTGCGTGAAGAGCGTCTGCGCCTTCGCCTGCGCGTTCTTGAGGTTCGCGACGGCCTGCCGGTAGTACGACGCCTTTAGCTCTACGCCGACGAAGCGGCGCCCCTCCTGGACCGCGACGTAGCCCTCGGAGCCGATGCCGGCGAACGGAGAGAGCACGGTGTCGCCCGGGTTGCTCCAGAGCGTCACGCCGCGGCGGATCACCTCGAGCTGCAACGGGCAGATGTGGCGCTCGTCCCGCTCCTCGCGCGCGCTCCGGTACTGGAGCGTGTCACTCGGGTTGATGTCCATCCAGACCGGCGAGGCCCAGCGCTGCCACTGCGAGACGGGAAAGTCCTCCGGGCGATGGCCGACCGGCTCCAGGTTGACGCCGGGTTTCCGCATGGTCACGAGGTAATCGGGCACGCCCATCCGGCTCATGCAGGAGTCTTTCTTGATCTGCTTCCAGAGAAGCCCGAGCGCCTTCGTGCGCTGCATCGCCGTGACCGGGTCCTTCCAGATCACGGCCTGCGCGTGAAGGATCCAGCCGTGCGCGGTGAACGCGCGAATCAGCTCGCCGCGGAAGTCGCGCAGCCCGATCACGCCGTCGCGCTCCTTCAACGTCGGCATGTCCATGCAATCGAATGACACCAGCCGGCCCGGCTTCGTGACGCGCAGGAGCTCGCCGATCAGGTAGCCCATGTGGCCGAAGAACTCCTCGTCATCGCGCACATTGCCGATGTCGCGCTCCGAGTTGCTGTATGTGTAAAGTGAC